CACAAAAAAAAGAGAGAGAGAAGAAGGGGAACGTGGAGGAGGCCAACAAGAAAAAAAAAACAGGGAGTACCAGTTAACAATTAATCTACCAAAAAGAACAAAACCAAACTATAAAAAAAAGAGAGGAGAAACAATACAAAGGGGAGGGGGAGAGGAGTGAGTGAATATATCAGGATTCAACATGAAGGCCATCAGAAGAAATAGAACGAGACATAATCTGCTCACCATCAGAATCAAATCCCTGCATCACATAACTATCACCATCATACACTAATACCACATGACGCAACAAATCCTTCAACTCCCACCGATGAACACCATCATCACCGATAGTATGACTACAATCAAGCCACTCCCGCTCAAGCATTTCCCAGGCCAGCCAAGATGGACAATCCAATCCATACAATTCAAAAAAATCCTTTACCTTAATCATCTATAATCCCTCTAAGCATTGTTTCCTGAAGTATTCATAATGCTTTGGATACATCTGTTTATATTCTTCAAAGTTAATATGTTTTATGTTTTTCACACCACGCTCCATCACTTCCACCGTGATAGTCTTCATATGATCTTCAGGGTGGTCAAGCATGGCACTAACATAACCTCCATGCTCAGCGTATGACTCAAATATAGCAGTATTCGCATAGTCTGTGAAGTCTCGTTCGGCCCTGTGAATCTGCATGTACTCTTCATCATAACATGCTCGTATCCTACCTTCACGGAATCTTCTCATGTTAGTATCAGCACTATGTGCGAATTCGTGACGGATAGTGTGTTGCCAGTCACTGATTTTCTCCCCATCTTGTTGGTATATTGAGTCTATCTTGCCACGTGATTTCTTGAAGTGTTTCGGGTTGATTACAATTTCATGATCTGGGCCATCATGGTATCTGTTCTTGGAGACATCATAGTAACTGTTGTATCCTTTCACGTTTCTTGGTAGTGAGTCAAATCCGGTCTTGGTAGCACGGTGTTCTATCCCATAGTTGTTGTTTTTAAACCATATTCCCCTGGTGTTGTATTTGTGTTTCTTTGGTACTCTTAGTACTTCTTGTATTATCTCGTTAGGTGTTGCTACTCCACCTTCAGTGTAGGTTTTGATGGCATCTTTTTCCATGCGTATGAACATTTCTTGTCCATCTACTTTTTCTATGAATGTGTGGTATTGTCTGCCATCATAGTCATATTTGACCAGGCCTTTGTATTCGGCGTTGTAGTACTCACCGAGTTGTTTGAAGGATAACTTGTCTACTTCTTTCTTGCTTAGTACTGGCTTGGAGTGTGTACCAGTTACAGGTAATACTTCTCTCTGTGCAGGTGTTGGTACTTTCATTTGTTTTGGATTGTGTAGTGGTGATAGTTTCTTGTTATGTAATTGTTGTAGTAGTTTTCTTTCAGCATTGGTTAGGTCTCCACCGACAATAGTGGGTTTTCCTTTCTTCAACCGTACTTGTCCACCGGTACTCATGAGCTTGTTCATCAGGTCATCATAACTTGCTTGTTCGCTCTGTGTGAATACACTACTAACTTCACCCACAGGTGATGGTGACGGCGTTGGTGTTGGTGTTCTGGTGGGAGTGTATGGCTTGGACTCTCGGACAATATCCTCCAAGTGTAACTTTCTTCCAGGTTTTACTAGCTTTGGTGTATGTGGTGAGAACATTTTACGCATACGAGCAGTAAGGTCATCAAGGTTATCCACGTAGCCTCCAAGTACTGCACTTGTTGCACTTTGAAGTGCTTGTTTTATTTGTTGTCCATTTACTCTGATGTCACCAGCATTGATTTGTAATCCTTTCGTATCAAGTGGTGTGAGAAGATGAGTATCTTCCAATGCCTCTAACATGAACTGTTGGTTTTCATCCATTGGTCGTGGTATCAGGTCAGACTCATGAAACCTTGACATGCCAGGTGGTGCCATACGATCCCACGGCAAGATATACGGTACAAGTGTGCAACGACAATTCACCACCTCATACGCTGGAGCCATGGGGTCATGAGGAAACCGGAGGCCATTACTGAAAGTGTCACCACATCGGACTATTTCACCGTTCAGTTTTATGTGGTTGGCTTTGTCACCTTTGTGTTGTCCCCTGGTCCGGCTGTCTATTTGACTGAGCCACATGTTGTAGTCGATGAGATCATCGTTGAGCAATTGTTCGTATCGGTAGGTGTTACAGGCTCGGTTGCACTCGGTCCTGGCTATTCGTTCGGCTTCGTATCCTTTGAGTTTATTGAATCGTTCCTGTATTAGTTTTCCTACTTCTCTTGGGTGTAGTCCATCTGTCTCCTTGAGCTTTAATATATTGTGTATGTCGTTGTTTACTCTTGCCCGTGTCTTTTCACTGAATTGAAAGTTGGCTTGTTCTAGTTTCCTGGTGACTACTGGGTTTTCCTCAATACTGTATGGCATGATAGGCTCTTCATCACCTGTGATTGTTGCTTTGACTGCTAATGTGTGTACTGGGTCATCATTTAGTGTGACAATAGGGAGGAGTGTTCGGTGGTGTGTTCTCTTACTCTTATTGAGTGCTTTGCGTTGTTGTATTTCCACGAGTTCCTTGTATTGTTTCTCACCAAGTCTTCGTATAAGCTGCTGATAATGATTTACTTTTTCCGTGTAATCCTTGTGCCAGTCATTGAATAAGATGTCTACGAGTACTTCAATGTTGTGAGTAGGTATGCCTTGCTCTGTCGCCTTGGTGATGGTGGTTTGTATTTGTCTTTCAAGCAGTGTGAAGTATGTGCGTAGTTCACTTCTTAATCTTTCTTCTACCTTCAAACGCTCTTCTGATTGTCTGTTCAATACTGTTCTTAGCGTTTTTGTTTGCCGTGTTTTCAATGCCATTAATGCCATTCGTTCCGGTTGCTTGAAGGATGCCCATATAGTCTTCATGTTCTTCACCATTTACTTGTACACTAATCTCATCATTAGCTTCGTATTCATCAGTTGCTCCTTGTAGTAATTCTTCTTCGAGTGAGTCCAGGAAGTTATCACCCACTGTACTTTCACTGCCGAGGATGTTACCATACTCATCAATAATCTGATTATTCAATAATCGTAAGTTATAGAGTGGACTGTCTTGGTCAAGCATTCCCCCATAATTAACAGCGAAACGTTCAATGAACTGTCCTAGTGTCAATGCTCCATTCTGATATAATGTGACTCCGATGCTTAATTCTTTTTGTTCATCTTTTTTCCGGAAGTCGTCAAGGTGAAACTCCCAATCTGTTACTCCGAGTCTTTCTATTTGTGATTGGATGATGAATTCATTATCGGCTATGATGGTTGGTAGTGTGGTGTCACTGTACACATCACCAAGTTCCTCGATTGCATTTCCCCCTAGTGTTCCGGTGATTGCTACTCCGAAGCGGTCGAGTGGTACTCCATGTGCTGCTGCTACTTCCTCCCTGTTGTCTTTACGGTATTGGATGAAGCTTCCTTCTTTTTCGGTAGTGGTTAGTTGGGTGATTTGCACGTCAACCTGACTATCCTCGGATATGCTTGGTACTGTGATTACAAGTGCACTATGAGGATTCTCTGCCAAGCGTTGTAATCCTTGCTCAATATGATACCTGAGTGTATTCTCATACCGGTACTTAGGATTAGGCTTACCATTCTTCAACGTTGGCTTCTCGTCCTTAAAATCACCGGTCACTGTTACTGCGAATGCTGGTACTCCATAGTTTTCGAAGAATTTACTATTGTATTCTTGTCTTCCCATATCACCATACACTGCACCAATTGCAGGAATAATATTCGCAAGTCCATAGCTACGAGTGTGTGTACTGTACTCGGTGTGCCATATTACCTGGTTAGCACGACGCTCCGGTGGAAGTGAACCAGCGGGTGCAGTCGCTCCAGTGTACTTGTCAACGTCATACCAGTTGTTGTCGTTGTCATGATTCTTACCGTAGACTGCGAAGTATCTGGTTTCAAGTCCGACTTTTTGTCTTACTATTCCACCGTCTCGGTGTAGTTGGAGGTCACGTGGATCCATCGGGTACAACGCACTAGGCTTACCTTTCTCATTATCCGCCAATTCCACACAACGAACACCAAGACCCCGAAGGTCATAGGTGAGTTGATAGAATAACTTGTGAACATTGATTGGTAGGTTGTTGATGTAGTCTTCGGCGATTTGTTTCTGTTGTGGGTCAGGGTCGTGTTGTAAGTTACTACGAGGGGTGAGTTTCCAATCTTTACCCTGAGCATCACCTGCTACTATTTGTACTGCTCGGCGGTGCCAGGTGTTTAACTCTAGCATCTCGGCTAGTGTTTGTAGGGGGTATTTTGGTGTTTTCCATTCGGCCCGGTCTGTGTTGTCATCATCTAGTTGACTGCTTAGTGTGCTAGTGCTTTGGTTTTTGACTGCGAGTTGGTGGTATATGTTTTCCTCGAAGAGTAATGGTTTGCCATCTTCTTTGAGTGTTACTATGTATGATTCGCTTTTACTCATATTTTTCCTCCATCTTCCTCTATTTATCTAATGATATTGTGTGTTTTATTCTTTTTTTTCATCCTCTCTCTTCTTTCATAATTAACTAATCCTACTATAACCTGTTACGGTTCTCTTCACGCTTCCAATACCTGGCACTACCACCCAGACTATCTACCCGGTCATCACTAACACCATCCTCACCAGTAAACATAATTAATTGTTCAACGGTTTGCTCCACATCATCCACTGGTATATTGTCACTGAAGTATACATGTCCGAACTCTGCCATCACTGCAAGTTGTGCCGCCCGGTTTCGTTTTGGCCCCAGTCGTCGTACCTTATCCGCCCTGATAATAATCTCATTATCCATTATATCCTCATGGTGTTGAAGGTCGCTGATGTAAGCACCAGTCTGACTACCTCCTTCCTGTTCGATCAAGGTCATGTATGGTGCACCACGATTAATACTAACTTCCTCATCATCCTCTAGTATCTGACTGGTAAGTGCTGTGGTTAACTCATTAGGCCAATAATGATTGTTATGCATGTGCAATACATACATATCACGTCCATTATAAGTAGTGAGCATTCCACTAGTTTCATCACCACGTGGCCCACCACTGGCAGTATCATAATATCGAAGATGGGGCATGTCACGTGGTATCAAATCATCAGGCACTATACAGGATAGTTGATCATGTGCATCATAGAACCATCTGCGTTTGAACATTTGTCCTTCATCCACGGTGGGGTGTCCTTGGTATATGGTGTTGAATTGTAGTGTTCCCATGGTTTCCTTGTAGTTTTGTAGTCGTGTCTTGTCTATCTGCTCGGGCCATAGTGCTTCACCTTCCTCTCTGCCTAGTAAGTCAATCTCTGGTTTAACACAAAGGGAGGGAATGTTCAGGTCTACCCAAGTACTCTCAGGTAAACTACCACCACTACGAAGCAATTGTAATGCTTCACCAGCAGGCAGGATATTATCAGGTTGACTTTTGGTGATAATACCATGTAGGTCGTTCATGTGGAGTCGTTGTGCGATGATTACCATGATGGGTGGTAAGCCATTGTGTCGTTTTTCTAGTCTTGTTCTTGCTGTCCTGTAGAACCATCGTTCTAGTTTTCGTTGAGTGTTTAATGAGTCTATTTCTTCTGCTTTGACTGGGTCATCAATAATGAACAAGCCAGCACCGAAACCAACGATACCACCCTTGGCTCCCACTGACAGCATTCTTCCACCATAATGGTCTATGTGAAATTTATTCTTAGCATGACTATCACGTTTAATACTGACATTGTATGGACTGTATGCCCCGTACTGGTTGATGATGTCTTTTACTTCCCCTCCAAACTCACTTGCTAATCCCTGCGTGTAACTGCTTAGAATAATATTATCATGCGGAAAATGAGATAAGAAATAGGATGCAAAGTTACGACTAATCAACGTACTCTTACCATGCCTTGGAGGAAGGGATATGAGTAGGTTGGATACCTTGCCTTGTAATGCATACTGTAACAACTCAATAATCACCACGTCAAAACTCCGGGGCTTCCAATTACCCTCGTTGACTATGATACTCCATTCACCTATGCCTAGTGAGGTCATTGTTTACCCTCCATTATATCTCGTAGGATTTGTAAGCGGTTTTTCATGTTGTCATCATCAAGTAGATCATTGTTGATGTTGATTTCTTCTGGGTCTTGTTGTACCTCATTGTCATCTGATGGTTCGAGTCTGTGTCTGCTGTTGATGTAGTATATTTCGGTTGCGTCTCTGTAGCATTTGATGTATTGTCTTAGTGTGAAGATTACACTGGAGGGTTTTTTTTGTCCTGTGTGGAATAGTTTCATTTCTTTGTTTTTGACTTCTTCTAGGTCGTCTAGGAATGTTTGCATGTCGTGTATTCCTCTGGTGTTGAGGTCTTTGAATAGTCGTTGTATTTCTTGGTCTATTTCTTGGTCTTGTAAGTCTGTGTATTTTTTGATTCTTTCTTTCCATTTGTCGTCGTAGCTGTTGGTGGTTAGTGTTCTGTATTTGACTGCTATTTTGGGGTGGTGTTCGTGTAGGTATGGCTCGTATTCTTTTAGTGTTGTGCATGGGCTTAGTATGTAGTTGATTAGTCGTTGGTATGAGGCATCTGATTCCCCTGGTTGTTGGGGTATTATGTTTTGGATTTGTTTTTCGTTCATGCTGTTGTGATACCTCGTATTTGTGGTTGGTTTTGGGTTTTGTTTTTACGGTTTTTTACGGAGTGGTGGTGAAAAAAAATATTTTACCCCTCTTGGTTTGTACATTGTTTAACCTGTTTGGGTGAATTCCCGTATGGGGGGGTTTATTTTTTTGTGGTTTTTGTTGTTTTTTTGTCTTGTTTTTTGTTGGTTTTTTTGGTTTTTTGTTCAGTTTTTTTGGTTGTTTTTTTCTTGGGGTTGTTTGTTTTTTTGTCTTCTGCGGGTGTTTCTTCTTTGACTTCTTTGGCTGGTTCTTTTTTAGGGTTTGTTTTCTTGTTTTCTTGTTGGTCTAGTAGTTCTTGTATTTCTGGTGTGATTGGTGTTTTGATTATGTTTATTCCTTTTTGTATTATGACGCTTCCGTCACGGTTTTTTTGTAGTATTCTCATATTTATCATCCTCTTTCATTTCTTCTTCTTTTTTTTATTCTATTTTTTTTCCTATCTCTTTTAGTGTAGTAGGAACATTTGTGCGATGCTTATTAGGGCGGTGAATAGGGCGCTTATTGCGGCGGTTGCTACTGCGAATAGGATTCTTTGTACTACGTCGACTCGGTGGTTTACCGCTGTTATCCTGGCTGTGTTTTTGCTGGCTACATCTTTGAGTTTGTCTATGCATTTGAGTTTTTCTTCCATGTCTTGGATGTGTTGTTGTACTTTGGCCATGTTCTCGGTTGTCTTGTGTTGGCCTTCCTGTAGTGTTTGTAGTGTTTTCATGACTTCGATGTTGTATCTTCGTTGTTCTGTTTCTATTTGTTCTAGGCCTCGTTCGAGTTTTAGCTCGAGCTGGTTGAGTCGGTAGTCTAGGAATCGGTAGTCGCCCGTGTTGTTATTGTTTTCCCGTGTTGTTTCCTGTTGGGTCGGTTTCTTGTTCTGGTTGCACATCAGTTATCACCATTGTGTCTATTGTTTCTTCTTGGTGTTCGGTGAGGGTTTTGCCTGTGAGGAATCCGATTAG